AGTGGGATATCGCTCTCTTTCTTCCTGTTGAACGATTTGAGAAAGCAAGTAAGAGTACAGTTTGGAGAGATAGTCGAAATGCCATTTAATGTAAATGACTTTTCAGCAGAGTTAAGCAAATCAGGAGTTGCACAGTCATCACACTTCGAAGTGCAAGTAACTGGCCCTGGAGCAAGTGCGATTGAAAGAAACATAATGTTACGTTGTGATACTGTAGATATACCAGGCAGAACAATTGCATCTGCTGAATATAGAGTATATGGCCCTCTCAGAAAAATAGGATATGGAGCTGTATATACAGATGTTGCGATGAGTATACTGATGAGTGAAGATTTCAGAGAAAGAGCATACTTTGAGCAATGGCAAGATAAGATAGTCAATACAGGAGCTTTTGGATCAGGAGCTGGCGGCAAACATAATCCTTCATACTATGATGAGTATGTCGGAACAGTCACAATCAGACAATTTGGGACTGCAGGAGATTTGATGAGTGTACATACACTACAAGAAGCATATCCTATCGGTATAGGGCCTATACAAATGTCTTGGAGTAACGCTGAACTTGTTAAGCAACAAGTAAGTTTTGGTTACAGAGATTATAAAGTAGTATACAACAAAGTTAGTCAACCTGGATTAGGGGCCGCATTTGGATTCTCTTTTGGAAAAGACGGATTCGGACTATCAGCATCATTACCAGGAATAGGAAATGTATCACTATCACAAGGATTAGATATAGTTGGTTCTATTAAAACACCATTTGGATTGATAAGAAAGATATAATAAGGAGTTATCATGGCTTTACCAGTACTCGCTTCTCCCGAGTTTATGACGGAGATTCCCTCTACTAAACAGAAAATAAAATTCAGGCCTTTTCTTGTAAGAGAAGAGAAGATACTGTATATGGCATTAGAAGGCGAAGACTCAAAAGAAATAGAGAATGCTATAGTAACAATACTATCTAATTGTATTATTGATACAGTAGACATTGATAAACTTACACTGTTTGATATAGAATATCTGTTTCTACAACTAAGAGGAAAATCAGTAGGTGAAAAAGTAGAATTGATGTTATCTCACAGTGATGAGACTAATGAGTGTACACATAAAACTAAATTAGAAATAGATTTAGACACTATCAAGATACAAGGAGATATATCTGATGGTAAACTAATGCTAGATGATACTATCGGTGTTAAAGTTAGATATCCATATATCAATGATTCTAGTTCTGTTGTAGGTGTTGAAAACGATGCATTCTCTGCACTATCAATTTTCATAGAATATGTGTATGATAAAGAAAACGTGTACAATGACTTTACAAAAGAAGAAATAGCTGAATGGTTAGAACAATTAAATCAAACTCAGTTTGGTAAACTTATCAAATTTTTTCAAGATGTGCCCAAACTATCTCATACAGTAGAATGGACATGTCCAGAGTGTAAACAGAAAGATAGCATAAAGTTGGAGGGCTTACAGAGTTTTTTTACTTAGGGTTGATACATAATTCGCTAAGTAATTTATATCAACTCAATTTCGCACTTATGCATCATCATAAATACTCTTTGACTGAATTGGAGAATATGATTCCTTTTGAACGTGACATATACGTTGCACTATTAAGAAATCATTTAGAGGAAGAAGAAGAAAAAAGGAAACAACAAAGATGACAGCAAAGAAGTTAGAAAAAGATTCAAAATACAATGACATGGATGCTAACAAAGATGGTGTTGTGTCAGATGCAGAAATCGAACATTGGCAACAAAGTGAAGAAGTCAAACGATTGAACAGAAAACAAATGCATCAAAGAAACATGGCTTGGGTTGCATTGGGTTCTATGTTAGTGTTTACTATTGTTATGTTTACTCCTCTGATCCCAGACTCTAGAATACAACTACTCACAGACGTATCAAATCTCTTCTACTTAGCACAAGCAGGTATCGTAGGTGCTTTCATGGGATTTGCGGCCTTTGACAAATCAGGAATGAAGAAGTAATGGCTCTCCCCGAAATCAGAAAAACTAGAGCATCACAAGCAAGAGAGACAGCGGCTAGTGAAAAGAATACACAAGTAAATATTGCACAAACTGCAATACAAGCTGATATCTCTACATTTACAAAAAGAACTGCTGAGTCTCTCAAGAGTATGTTTTCTCTTCAGAAGTCACAGTTTGAATTAGAGAGATTAAAAGCTGGTGCTGAACTTGAGAAAGAGAGAGAAGCCGCAAGAAAGGGCAGTAAAAAAGAAAAATCTGTTAGTGAAGAATTTAAAGATAAGTTTGGGTTAGAAATATTCGGTATAGGAGCAATGATTGCCGGTATATCTGCTATAGCTGGAGCTTTTGTAGGACTTAGAGGTTGGGAAGCAAAAGCAGTAGCAAGTATTGCAAGAGTATCTGGAATAGGGCCAGCAATAGTCAAGGGAATGAAAAGTTTAAGAAATGGTGTTCTTAGAATTTTTGGATTGACTGCAAAAGGAACACTCTTGAGAGATCCACGAACAGGTAGATTCTTTAAATCTCCATCTATTGTATCACAAATATCTATTGCTTTAAGTGGACTCAGAACACGCTTACTTAGAGTTTTTGGAATAGGAGCTGATGGAAAGCTATTAGCAATGCGAGGAGCTGGTGGACAATTAACAAAAGCAGGATCTTTCTCTAAAATAATGCAAACTGTGATTGGTGGTGTATCTAAAATATTTCAACCTATTAAGGCCGCAGGACAGTTAGCAACAAAAGCATTAGGTGGAACATTTGGTGGCATTATGAAAGTTATAGGAAGTTTAGGAGGATTTGCAAAACTGTTTGGATTTATTCTAAAGCCCATCGGTATTATATTCTCTATATTTGATGGAGTGAAAACTTTCATGAATACAGAAGGTAGTTTATTTACTAAGTTGAACGAGGGTATTTCAGCAGTCATTGGTGATTTTGTTGGTGCTCCATTAGACTTACTAAAAACTGGACTCATATGGGTTACAGATAATCTTCTAGGTAAAGATAACTTTATATCAAAGTTTTTAAAAAGCTTCTCAATAGAAGCGTTACTCAAAGATATCATAGCAACTCCTGGTAGAATATTAACAACTGCGTTTGAAACTGTTACAGCTATTTTTGATACATCAGAAGGTAAAACCATTGGTGGAAATATCATAGCTTTATTCAGAAAGATGTTTGATGCACTGATAGGTGTAGTTTCAAGTGTTGTAAATTTTGTTGCTGAAAAACTAGGACTCGACTTTAGAATGGGTGAAACTGAAGAAGATAAAAAACAAAGAGAGTTAGAAGAAATACAAAAGAAAAAAGAAAAAATAGTAGAAAACGAAATAAAGCTAGAGAATAAAATTTCAGAAAGACAAAAACTAATCGCAGAGAAAAAAGAAAAACTAGATCGAATAGAAGGCGAATATGTCGATTACTTAGATGCAGTAGCAGACGGAACAAAGAAACGAAATGAAGGCAGAATAATGTCTGGAGCAAGAACTATTGACAGATTAGATGATGAGATTAAAAAACTAGAAAGTCTTGAAACAGTAGAACGTGCAAAACTTGAACAACAAAAAGCTTTACTAGATGAAAAAGAAAGAATGGCAAGAATGGATCCCACAAATTCTATTGGCGGAACTACAACTGGTAATCCATCTGGTAATGGGGCCGCTCAAGAACTATCTGCACAAATGACTAATGAGTATCTAGCCGCGGCAGGTGGTGGAGGTGCAATGAATGTTAACTCTAGTTCTAATGATGTTAGTGTAGTTAATAATTCAAATGATTATGGAGGGGCTCAGAGAGTTCAACCTGCAAACAGAAGCTATTACTCAGACACTGCATATTTAGCAAACATGTAGAATTATATATACTACGATTTGTCTAAAGGAGTAGTATATGTCTAAAGAAGAACATCAAAAATATATCAACTGGTTATATGCAATACATGGCATAAAAAAAGGGACGCCCGAAGACGCCCCTAGTGTAAGAGAGAAAAAGAAAGATTAATCTTCTTCTGCGAGTTTCTCAAAGAACGATAAGTTCTCATCATCACTATCTGAAGATTCAATCTTAGGTGCTGATACTTCTTTTTGTGTAGGCATTTCAACTACATTTTCTTCAGCATTCATTACTGAAGGTGTAGCAGTAGCACCAGCTAAACCTAATACCATGTCAAGCTTTGCTTGTAACTCGGCATAAGTTTTAAAGTTCTTTCTGTCAAGAAACTCTTGAAGAGAGAACATAGATTCGTAAACTGTTTCCAATTTACTATCATCACCATCTTCTAGTGCTGATACTTCGGCAAACTCAGACTTATCATAATTACGATAGCCTTCAACATTACGAATTTTTAATTTCAAGTCAGCACCTTCCCAGAAGTCAAAAGGGTTAGTGGCTGTTTCATCTTCAAATTCAGGATTCATTTTTTCATTAAGTTTGTCGAAGATTTTTTTACCAAATTTGAAAAGACGTACTGTCCCCTCATTCTCTGGATTAGCAGGATCTTTCATCACATAGATATTTGCTATGTATGAAAGTCTTCTTTTCTGCTTACGTGCTTGCTCTTTACCAGCTTCCGTACCGTTGTTCCATAATGTAGAGTTATACTCACTTACTGGATCTTTCTCATTGAAAGTTGTAAGTGAATTTTCAATATACCATTTACCAGCTGGCCCTTGAAATCCATGTGAGAACACACGAACCCAAGGTAAGTCTTCACCTTTTGGTTCTGGTAAAAAACGAATAACTGCATAGCCGTTGCCAGCTTTATCAACAGTAGGTTTCCAAAAACGATTGTCTTCAGAACTGCCTTCTGCTGGTGCATTTATTTTTGTTGTTTCGGTAACTAGTTTGTTCAAAGAACTTGAACGTGATTTTTTAAGTGCGGC